ACAAGATGGAACTACTGGAACTATCTTTGCTTCAGGTGCGGTAGTATCTCTTCGTTTAGTTCGTGCTTCTTTACAAGATTTTCCTTTGCTTGATGAAGCAAATACATTTACTTTTGCGCCTACATTTAATACTGCATTGGCAGTAGGTAGTGGTGGTACAGGAATTACTACAACACCTACCAGTGGTCAAATTCCTATTGGAAACGGCACAAACTATACTGCTGCTGCTATTACGGCTGGTTCAGGTATATCTGTAACCAATGGTTCAGGAAGTATTACAGTTGCTAATACTCAAAATGCAGGCCCTACTTTTAGCGCATACGCAAATGCTAATTTAACTGTTACTTCAGGTTCAATAACTAAAATTAAATTTCAAACTAAAGAATGGGATACAACAACTGCTTATGATAATGTAACAAATTTTAGATTTATACCTTTAGTCGCAGGGTATTATCAAATTAATGCTGACGTTGAATGTTATTGCGCTAGTTACATTACTGGCGCAACTTTATATATTTATAAAAATGGTTCTTCATACAAAAGAACACAAGGCTTTGATACTATTTCTGCATCAACATTATTAAGTGAAATATATACACAAGGTAGTTGTTTAGTTTACTTAAATGGTTCAACTGACTATGTTGAAATTTATTTATATGTTACAACTGTTGGTGCTGCAAATGCTACTGTGTACGCTGGTGGAACAGAATATACTTGGTTTCAAGCTGCTTTAGTAAGGACAGCATAATGTCAATCATTAATCAAATTATGGCAATTTACCCATCATTAACAGAGGCAGATTTTAATCCTCGTACTGGAACTATTTTTATTCAAAATGATAGCAATGGTAAAGGTGATTATATAAAATCATGGACAAATAGTAATCCTCAACCTACTAATGAAGAATTAGTAGCAACTGGAATTTTATAGGAGTATTAAAATGGCATTACAACAAACAGTAACAATTGATAGCATTGACGTAGTAGAAAATAATGTTTTACAGGTTCGTCAACGTACTGATATTTTTGATGATGTAACACCGACAAATATGATTGCATCTAACTATCATCGTTGGACGCTATGTCCTGGCGATGAGACTATTGGACAAGACGCAAAAGTAATAGCTATTGCTAACGCAGTATGGACACCTGAAGTTATTGCTGCCTACAAAGCATCGCTACCAAAATAAGGAATTTTTATGTCTACATTAATCCCGAAATATAGGGCTAATACATTAGCAGAACTTAATGCTAATGGAATTGGTGCTACACCTACAGTTAATACTGGTTTACAATTTACTGCTCCTAATAGTGCAGGGAATAATGTTGTATTTGCTGCAATTCAAAGTCAACAAGTTTCAGCAACGGCTGGTTCTGAAACAGGAGCTTTGTTTTTTGCTGTTGATGACGTTAATTTCTTAAATCCGTCAGGAACTATTACTCATCAAGGACAATGGATTATTTGCCCTGCTTTTGGTTACAGTAATACAATTTGTGGATTACAAACAATCAATGGAGTTGCTCCAGGTTCTCCGCCTTTTCCTCCAACTGGCGGTTATTTTGGTGAAAGACTTTCTGTACAAGAAGCAGATAATCAAGATGCTAGAGTTTTAGCACTTAGAAATAGTCAATATATTAATTTATCTGATTTAGGTAAGCGTGTAGGTGTTGGATTTTCCATTGTAAATGGTTCTGGTTACGAAAGAAATACAGCTACATTTAGGGCGCAATATAGTAATAATACAAACCATTATGAATATAGTTATATGTACCCTGCCACTTTGGTTAATGGTACAGAAACTAATGGGCCTTATTTTTACAATGGCGGTATTGGTTTTCAACCAACTGTATTAGAAGCTAATCGTCTTAATGCGTATGAAGTAGGAACTTGGACTCCTACTTTTGGTGGTTTAAGTGGCGGCGCCATTAGTGGAACTTGGACTACAGGGCCTACAGGTAGCTATGTATTAATTGGAAAGCAGCTATTTATTTCTTTTTATGGATTAATGAATTCACCATCAGGCTACCCAACAGGGCAAGTTAGTGTATCTGGTTTACCTTTTACTATTAAAGCTGGTGCTTCAGGTAATTATCAATCTATTACACCTAGCTATACAAGCTATGGAACTGCGCCTACAAGCGTAACAACGCATTGGCAAGCGTCTGGAGCTACGCAATTATTACTGTATAGCGGAACAAATTGGGGTTCAAGTGGTGTTATTGAACTTGGTGGTTCTGGTGTTATTCAATTAGCATAATGATTCAACTGCTCTATACCAAACAAAAAACGGCCACATTTGATGGGGCAATTCTTTTACGTGAAAATAATCATTTATGTCCGACCAATTAGAAACTAGAGTAGTACGTCTTGAAGTTAATCAAGCTAACCACGCTGAAGACATTAAAGAGCTACGTGAAAGTCACACTGATATGAAGACTACTATGGACTCTATTGAAAAGAACTTATCACAAATTAAGTATCTAGCTTTAGGTGCTTTAGTGGTCATCATAGCACAAACCATTGGCTTGGATAAAGCCATTAAAGTCTTATTTGGAGCTTAAATGTCATCTACCTTTACCGTAAGTCGTGACCAAATTATCAGCTTAGCTTTACGCAAGCTAGGTGTATTGGAACTAGGCTCTGTTCCTGATTCGGAGACTGTAGCTAATGCGTCTCTAGCTTTAAACCTTTTAGTCAAACAAATGGCTACTCAAGGTTTAAAGATATGGAAAGTAAATGAATTATATATTCCTATTGTTAATGGTCAAACTGTTTACTCTATTGGGCCTGCGAGTTTAAATCCTTCTACATCGTTGGATACTGCTAAGCCTTTAAAAGTTATTCAAGCTTGGCTGCGTCAATACACAGTATCTCCTCCAATTGATACTCCTATGCAGATTCTAAGTAAGCAAGAATATGACACACTAGGCTCTAAGTTTTCTACAGGCGTTGCTAACTCTATTTACTGCAATGTACGTCAGAACTGGAGTGACTTGTATGTTTACTTAACTCCTAATCAGAATGCTGCTTCACAGTATCAACTGTACTTTGTGTGTCAACAACCTATGGATGATGTCAACACAGGTAGTCAAATCCCAGACTTTCCTTCTGAGTGGATGAATACTTTAGTATGGAACTTAGCAGATCAGTTAGCTATTGAATACTCTGTACCACAAAACCATCGTCAAGAGATTGCTTTAAGAGCTAAGACATATCAAGACCAGTTGTGTGATTGGGACGTTGAAGCTACTTCTACGTTCTTCCAAGCTGACCTTCGTATGGCTAACGTAACCTTCGGAAAACCTAACTAATGCCAATAGTTCGAATTCCTCTAAGCCAACCAATCGAAACAAGAAACGGCTATTTAAACACTGACTCTAAGTGTGTTAATGGTTATTTTGAAGCGACTAATGGCAAGCGAGAGTTTGTTAAGCGTCCTGGTACATCTACATTTGTTACTTCTCCTACTATGCCTACAGGACAAGGACAAGGATTAACTTACTTTAACGGTAATCTATACGCAGTAGTTGATAACGTAATTTATAAGGTTGTTCCTAGCACTGGTGTAAGAACTACTGTAGGTACAATGACAGGTCTTGTTAACGGTGGTTATGCCACTTGTTACTTTGAACAGACTCTAAACGATACTTATCTATTTGTACATAACCAAGTACATGGTTATACTATTAATGGCAGTACAGGAGCTTTTGTTCAAGTCAAAGATGACAACATTTCTACAGTAACTATTCTTACTGGTGGTAAAAACTATACTAACCCTATTGTAACCTTTTCAGCCCCTTCAGGTGGCGGTACTACTGCTACAGGTACTGTTCAAAGCTATGGTGGTATTGTTACAGGTATTACTATTACTGATGGTGGTTCAGGCTACACAAGCTCAGACACATTAGTAGTTACTATTACAGACACTGCTGGTACTTCTTGGGCAGCCAGTACAGCTTATGCAGCAGGTACAGTACTTGTTAGTTCAGGTAATGTATATTCAGTAACTATTGCAGGAACTACAGGGACTAGTGCTCCTACCTTCACTAGCGGTACTCAGGCGGATGGTACAGCTACTCTACAGTATTTAAACAACACTGATGCAGGCGGTACAGGTGCTGCTGCTACTGCCTTATTAAATGGCTTTCCTTCAGGTACTATTGTTCCTGGTGCTTGCTACTTAGATACTTACACAGTTATTGCTAGTCCTAATGGTGAGCTTTTTACATCTAATGCTAATGACCCTACTACTTGGAATGCTTTAAACTATATTACTGCTGAGGCTGAACCTGACCAGTTAGTAGGTATAGGTAAACATTTAAACTATATTATTACCTTTGGTCAGTGGTCTATTGATTGGTTCTATGATGCTGGTACGTATCCAGGTTCACCTTTGGCAGTTGCTGCTCCTTACCATATTGAGCTTGGTTGTGCTAACGGAGATTCTATCGTTAGTTTTGAAAACATTATAGTTTGGGTAGGGACTTCTAGAGATGCAGGCCCATCGGTATATTCTCTTGCGTCAACTGCTCCTACAAAGATTTCTACACCTTTTATTGATCGTATTTTACAGAATAGTACTTTAGCTGATATTAGAGCTTATTCTTTACGTATTAATGGACATACTTTTTATGTCTTGACATTAGCTGATTTAAATGTTACAATAGTATTTGATGTAAATGAAAAGGTTTGGACTCAGTGGACTATGTGGGCTGTTGGTGATGCAGACTCAGGAGTGCCAGGCATTTATGGTGAACAGTACTTCCGTCCTAGTTTCTTTACTCAGATTAGCGATACTTACTATTTACTAGATGATGATAACGGCACACTATATACGATGTCAGATCATGTTTATAATGATTCTGGTGCTCCTATTTATTATCGTGCTGTAACAGATATTATTGATGGTGGTACTACTAAGCGTAAGTTCTTTAATCGTTTAGAAATTGTAGGAGATAAAATCCCTGCAATTATGAATATTAGACACAGCGATAATGATTATAAAAATTACTCTCCTTATCGTGGTGTAGATTTAAATAGCACAAGACCACAGATATACCAAAGTGGTGCAGCACGTCGTAGGTCTTGGGAGTTTCTTTGCACAGACAATCAACCTTTAAGGCTGTTAGCAGCCGAGGTTGACTTTGATATTGGTGAATTAGAACAATCAGAGCCGTCACAATTACAATATAGGACATAATGAAAGTTATTAGCGAGTTACATAAAGTAATGAAAGGTACATTTGAAGTTGACCTTGGCATTGTCCATAACTTTTCAGATGGGCTATATGCTAAACAAATGTTTGTTCCTAAAGGTTATGTTGTTGGTACTCATGCACATACCTTTAGTCATTTAAGCATTCTTGCTAAAGGTAAAGTAATTGTAAGAACAGATGACAGTGTTGCTGAATATACAGCCCCTGCTTGTCTTGAAATTAAAGAAGGTATTCATCATGCTATTGAAGCATTAGAGGATACTGTTTGGTTTTGTATTCATGCAACAGATGAAACAGATATTAATAAGATTGATGAAATATTAATTGAGGCTTAAGTTATGAATTTTGATTTTAACAACGGAAGATTAGTTCCAAAAAAAGACTTTACTTTAGTTGGTGTAAACTTTAATGTTCTTCCGTATATGGCACAATTAAATGCTCATCCTGAGCTATGGGAACAAAGCAGAGACTTTCGCAAAGTTCCTCGTTATAATGGTGAGTTGTCACCACATCGTGAGTCACATGATATTTGGGTACGTCATCAGAACTACGAAGCTTTAGGTGAGTATGATACCGAAGAAGGTCGAGAGAGCATTATGAAGTCAGCTATCTCTGAATGGTATCCAGAATCTTTAAAACTACCAGCAGCAGTAGATATGGCTGAAGCCGTCTGTCGGCATCTTAGTGCTATTCAATTAGGTGGTAGCTATGTAATCAGAATTCCAGCAGGTAAAAAAGTATATCCGCATAGTGACTGGTCATGGCATAGCACATACTACAACAAATACATGGTGATTTTAAAAACACAACCAGGCGTCGTTTTTGGTTGGGAACGTAGTGGAAACCTTATCCCTTTAACAGGAGATTTGTGGAATTTTGAGAACGATACAAACCACTGGGTCTACAATGATTCTGATGAAGACATGCTGATTGCAACTTTTAGCGTCCGTACATTCAACATGGATCGACGTGACGCTTTTAATACTATAAAAGGAGAATAACATGCCAGCAGCTTGGGTATCAGCAGGAGCAGCCGTAATAGGTGTAGCAAATTCAATGGGAGCCTTTGGTAGCCCTTCAGGGCCTGGAGGAGGAGGCGGTGCAGGCGGTGGTATGACTTACGGTCAATATGACCCTTATGGAAACATTGGTGGTCGTACTGACGCTGCAAACAAACTACAGACATTAACAAATGACCCATCAAGTGCTTTATCTCAGCCTGGTTATCAATTAGGAATGAGCCAAGGTACTTCTGCTTTAACTGCTCAAGGGGCTGCTAAAGGAACCATACAATCTGGTGGTCAATCTGCTGCACTACAAGGATATGGTCAAAACTATTTCCAAACTGCTTATAACAACTTGTTTAGTCAATATGGTCAATTATCAGGAGCTACAACACAAACTCCTGGTGGTGCTGCTTCTCAGTATTCAGGTGCTAGTACTCAAGGTAACACACTTGCTTACAATATGCAACAAGGGCAAAGTGCTAACATTTTAGGTTTAGGTGGTTATTTATCAGGCCTTGCTAGTAACTTTGGTGGTGGTGGCGGTGGAATGATGGGTTCACAACAAACACCTAATTGGTCTAATCCTTATTCTTCTATGGCTAGTTACACAGATCAAGGTTCTACTGGTGGAAACTATGGTAGTGGTACTGGCGGTTTTGAATAAGGAATAATTATGGCAGAAGGTATATTCGGTGCTTTTACAAGTGCCCAAAAAGCAGGACAAGAGTTTGGTCAAGCTATTCAATCAAAGAATATTTTGCAAGAAGCTTATGCAGGTGCAAGTCCTGATGTTGCTGCAGATCCTCAAGAGCAAAGTACCATTCTGCAAAAAGCATCTGTGCTTGCTGGTCAAAAAGGTTTACAGTCTTTAGCTCATTCTTTTCAAAAAGATGCGTCATCACTTTCTCAAGATGTACAGAAAAGCCAGATTAGTGCTATTAAAAATATGCAAGGACAGTTAGGATATTCTGGTCAGCTATTATCTGCGTTGCCTGCTGATGCTACAACTGAAGATTTTAATAATGTTTTTGCCAATATTAAAGAGCCACAAGCTCAGATGGCTATTCAAAGTATTACTCGTAATCCTAACTTTACTTCTGAGCGTAAAAAAGAACTTCTTACTAATTTAACTAAAACTGTAGATCAGAATTTAAAAGCTATGAAAATAGCTGCTGACGGTGAATATAAGGAACGTTCTTTAGATATTCGTGAAGAAGGTATCTTATCACGTGAGCGTACTGCTGCTGGTAGACAAGGCGGTATGAAACCTGCTAAGGGTTTTGAAGTTAAAGGTACTGAGTCTGTATTAAAATCTACTTATGGTAAAGACATGCTTGATACTATGTCTGATGAAGATTGGACAGCAGCAGCTACTAAAGTAGAAGCTAGAGCACGTCAAATTGCTAAGTCTGAAGGTATTGATCTACAAGACGCTAAAGACAGGGCTGCTGAAGAAATATTTAAACCTGAAACTAAATCTACTTGGGGTGGTTTATCTTCTCAAGAGGGTTTTAAATACGAAAAAGGTACTCCTAAATCTCCTGCTCCTACTGCAACTAAAGAAGCTCAAAAAGAATCACCTAAAACAAAAGAAACTAAATTCAAAGAAGGCCAGATCTATACAGACGCTAAAGGCAACAGAGCTATGTATAACGCTGGTCAGTGGGTTCCACTAAAATAAACTAGGACACTATGGCATTCGATCCAAGTACTGCTAGAGAAGTTACAGACTCCTCTTCGTTTGATCCTTCTACGGCTAAACCAGTAGAAGAGGCAGCACCGAAACAAGATGTAAAAGATATCGCTGGTATGCTCAAATCTTCTAGAGAAGAGAAACAAGCTGCTTGGGATAAAAAAGATTTTACTGGTGAACTAGGGAAATCCTTAAGCACTTTCTCATGGTCAGAAGCCAAAGAAAAATCTCAAATAAAGCCTGTTGCTGAATACTTATTGAGATCTACATTAGGGGCTATCATGCCTGGAGTAGAGCCTCTTAAAAGAACAGATCCTTTAGTTCGTGACATGGAAGCACCTATGCAACGGTTGTTTACAAGTCCTAAAGAATCTTTTGAAAACTTATCTAAAG